TTGGTAACTTATTGGACATAATATACAAAATGTATCAACTTCACAATACATAACTATAATAGTTGTTCCATTTTCATTTTGGATTTTCCATAATGGGTTTTTTTCTTGATTAGATGTTCGACCAATCGTTTTAATATGACCTCTTATAGAGTCTATTTTTACCGTTTTATATTTATCACGAATATATGCATCTTTTAATGAAAATGTGTTACCAATATTCATATCCATTGTGTGTTTGTATAACTTATATCGGGGGGGTGTAGCAATAGTATGGACACCCTTTATGTATAATCAATTTTTCATATTATTAAATACATAATAATATTAAAATAAAATTGTAATTCCAATTGTGAAGCGCACACGCAATTTAATTGCTGTAAGCACTCTTATTCCCCTAAGTTTCCCTAGAGGGAGGACTGTATCTTAAGCCGTTTCAGGTTGCTTAAACCTTCATTAACGACCCACATCCGTTCAGTCTCTGACGCCCTACCATAGACTAGCATATTAATATCGCCTTTAGGTAGTAAGCATGCGGATTGCCCAATCTTTTTCATTATTACCATACCCAAGTTCATTACTCTTGGCCACTTATTCCTTTCGGAGATAAGCTTGGTAGAAAAAGCTCTAAGGGGTTTCCCGAACAACAAGATGTGTTGCAACTCCGACGACAACAAGTCGGAATCACTAGCAGTTAGTCAAATCATCAATAACGATGATGGTGAGGACATAAATGGTTTTCCATAGTAAGAGCTCACTTTACTATGGCATACTGCTTTTCGGCCCTTGTTCACAGCTAGTATGATCATCATCATAACTAAGCATGTAGCTTCAAGGCCTCCCATACCAGACATGATACGGAGAACGTTGTAATTGGTAGCATAGACACGAACCTTAGCAGTCTTGGTGCCCTCAACGGTGGCGTTGGAGAGAACAAGCTGAAGGGTAGCATTGTCAATGCGGGAGAAGTTGCACGATCCGCTTGGTTGATGCTCCTCTGGTCTCAGGGCAAAGGAGTACACATTGATACCGGTGTCAGGAGTGCGAGTGTGGTGCTGGTAAGGCTGGACAAGATCGAAGTAAGTACCCTCACGCTCAGAGAAGCGATCCTGGCCGTTAAGCTGAAGCTTAGCGGTGACAACAGGGTTCTGACCCCAGCAGTGGAGGTCAAGAGAAGTCTGGGTAAGAACGAAAGTGCCGGCATCGGAGACACCAGAGTTATCATAGGGAGAATCAGGGTGGAAAGAGTTAGCGCCAGCCATATTGCTCTGGGTGTAGTCCTGGGTGTTGCCATAAGGAGCGTCACCCTGACCCCACCAATAAGTGCTGGTAACATCAACAGCGCCAGCCTCGTGGAAGAGACCGGACCCATCAATGAAAGAGCCAGTGGTATCAGCAACGGCATCATGGCCACCGAATGCGTGGATAGCATTGGGGAGAGCATCGATAGCATCGGTGTAGTTGAAGGGCTGAGCACCAAGAACGCGGTAGAGAAGCTGGTTGCACTCCAGAGAAGAGCAGTAGTCAACGTTCTGATCGGGCTGGACAACCCAAATGAGCTCCTTGACGGGGTGGTTAAAGTTGAGCTTGATTTTGTTGGAAGAAGAGCCAACGGACTCATCACCAGTGAACTGAAGCTGCTCAATAAGGTACTCGTGGGGATTCTGGGCCATACGTCTGCGCTCATCAGTGTCCAGGAAGACGTAGTCGACATAGAGAGAGGCGGCGACCAGAGACTGGTTGTAGGCGTTGTTGACACGACCACCGACAGGGGAGTTGGCGGTGTTATTGGCGCAGTTAAGAGAACCAACGGCCCACAAGCACTCATCGATGGGGCGGATATCGAGGTTGATTTTGACCTCGTGGTACTGAAGGGCGATGAGGGGAAGAGCAAGACCGGGGTTACGGCAGTACCAGAACTGAAAGGGAACATAGAGGGTAGTCTCGGGGAGAGCATTGCGGGGGGCGCAAACCTGACGAGGAGCGTTAGCCTGGCAAGGACCATCAATAGCATTGAAAGAAGGGTCGGTGATGAAGGTAAGCTCGGTGGTGTTGCCAACCATAGCATAGTAGCCATCCTGCTGGTCGAGGGGAAGAGTAAGGTCGTTCCAGATGTGCATCCAATCACCATACTGGCGGTCAATGCGCTGACCACCGATCTCAACCTCAACCTGAGAAATCAGCTGCTCACCGGGGAAATCGAGCCAACGGGCATAAACACCATCCTGGTTACTGCCCTTCATAGATTGGTTGATCTCGGGGAGAGTAACCTGAAGGTAAGTGCGGTAAGCCAAATCACCATTACGAGAAATGGTGCAGGTTACACGGCGACCGAAATCGGCCTGACCGTTAAAAGTTTGCTCAATAGACTCCATAGCAAAGTTAGTGTGACGTTTGTAAGACACCTTCCAAAAGGTAATCTGAGGGTTGCCAGTAAGATAAACATCCTGGGCACCGTAAGCTACAAGTTGCATAAGACCTCCTCCCATTTTTAATTATTATAATATTACTAAAGAAAAAAATTTATAAAAAAAACCTAAATTGTTTTTATAAATAAATAATTAAATAACTAACTAACTAACTAAAAGTAACTAAAAGTAACTAAAAGTAACTAAAAATCATTAAAACCAAATCTATAACGGTTTTTATCATAGTATCGACCATATATTCCTAAAGTATCAACAAATTCCGAGGGTTATACTTATAGATATTGTAGATTCTACTAATCTACTATTCTACTAGTTTAAATTATGTTTAAATGTTTTCATATTCTGTGTATACTTGCTAGATAACATATTTGTTACATAATTGGTTCAATTAAGTTAAGTAAGAGCGGACGCGGACGTGGGTATTCCTAATTACTTGCCGTTATCGTTATCGTTATCGCGTCCATTAAAAAACAATATTTTTTAGGTTATTTTTTAGAAAATTCACTAAATAGTTATCTGAATAGACTTCTTTTCTATGATTGTGACTTTTCCTAAAAACAAATTTATTATCTTTTTTTCGAATACTCCATCCACTTTCGAGAGCATTCATTAAAAATATCATTATATATATCTCTTGTCTTAACTCCTTATTCATATCGAGTGTTTCTTTATTCGTTATTTCTTTATTCATCAATTCTTTTAATGCTAAAATTCCATCTTTTAAAGATATAATATCTTCTTTCTTTCTGTGTCTCGTAATGGCTACATTGGCTACATTGGCTGTCGATATCGCGTGTTTTTTTATTTCTTTGTTTATATCGTCGCCTGATACGGTTCTTATTGTAGATTCATTGTATATCTTTTGAATCACACGTTTATTTAAATAATCCTCGGTTATAATATCCTTTGTTGAATTGTCTAAATTTTTCAAATAAAAAATATTTTCCCTTTTCTTTATTGCCCAATTTTTATCCAATGAATTCATAATATACTTCATCTTGTAGTATGTTTCTTTCTTGATTGCGCTTTTGTCTAAAATATCTATATCTATATTAAATGCTGCGTTCGTTGAGGAAGATGACGATGATGACGATGATGACGATGATGATTGCCCAGTCAAACCAACACCAACACCAACACCAGTCGCAATGTTAGACGTAGTGTCGTTTAAATGGTTTTCTGAATTTTTATTTATCTCTAAATTTGTAGGCAAAATCATTATTTTACTTAATAGAGAAAACATTAATCAAATACTAACTTGAAATGAAAGATACTGTCGTATTTAAAATATGAAATAATTATTGCATATATGAAATAGTTATTGTATATATTAAATAATTATTGCATATATTATATTAAAAAAGTTATGTATATAACAATATAGCTATACTATATATAAATATATACAATAAATATCCACATACAATGCCATCCTTCAAACATAAAACAAACAAAAAAATCGTAGTCGATAAAAAGAAGGTGATGACATTAGACGGTATGCATCGCGAATTACAAACAGAATTTAAAACAATTGAAGAAGAGGTATTGCCTGGACTTGTTAAAGAAAAAAATAAAATAACAGAATTACTACAAAATAATAAGAACAAAGATGGAAAAGAATATAAACTTGATATATCGAAAGAAATTGAGCTAAAGGACCGACTATATGATATCAAAAATGATATCTCAAAATATAAAGTAAGAATTAAAGAATATTACCTAAATAATAGCCGGTTTATTTTCGATTATTTTGAAAACAAAAAGGAAATAACCAATGGCACCAATCGTACAAAAATTCTGAATTCATTTTATCGTCTAAATGACTCTATCAATGAAAGTGAATTAAATCGTGCAAATGAAAATAATGTCCAGAAGTTTTTCTCTAATTTAGACCAGACATATATCAATGTAAATGATTATATTTTTTCAACAGATATATGTCTCTCTTGTAATAAAGGGGAAATGATTCCTGTCGAACACGAGGGCATAATGGTTTGTAATTTTTGTGCGAAACAGGTGACGTGTCTTATTGAAAATGAGAAGCCGTCGTATAAAGAGCCGCCAAAAGAAGCGTGTTTTTATGCGTATAAGCGTATTAATCATTTCAAAGAAATCCTTGCACAGTTTCAGGCGAAAGAAACGACGCAAATTCCGGAAGAAGTATTGGAGAGTATTAAACATCAAATGACGAAAGAGCGAATTCCTCTTTCCAAATTTACGAATTCAAAGGCGAAAGAGGTGCTTAAGAAGTTGGGATACAATAAATATTATGAACATATTCCGTTTATTAAAGATAAACTTGGTATTAAACCGCCTATAATGACGCCGGAATTAGAGGAGACACTTTGTAATTTATTTATGGAAATACAGAGGCCGTATGCGAAATTTTGCCCCGAAGACCGTGTGAATTTTTTGAATTATTATTATACGGTGTACAAATTATGCGAACTGCTTCAAAAAACCGAATTTTTATCCTATTTTCCAATGTTGAAAGATAAAGAAAAGAGGATAGAACAGGATGATATATGGAAGAAAATATGCGAGGAGTTGAATTGGGTGTTTATTCCAACGCAGTAATATTAACAAACCTATTTTTAAATCTTCAATGGTGTAAATCTTCATTTTATTGTTTTTCTTTTAAATCTTCGTTTTATTGTTTTTCTTTTAAATCTTCGGTTTATTGTTTTTCTTTTAAATATTCGTTTTACGCTTCGACTGCTTTTGCCTCCACTTCCAGGAGGAGGGGGAGGGCTGGCGCTTCTTCCTCTAGGAGGCATATATTGCCAAGGTATATATTCATAAAAGGGTATATACAGACTTGGGTTTTCAAACTCTGATACGGGAATCGTTCTTGTAGGTTCGGCAAAAATATCCCTATTAAAAAATGTCGTGCTAGCATTATGTGCGTCTCTATAAGGAATACCACTAAGATCTAACCAAAATGAATAGTTATCTGGTTTTGTAACAGTCTTATGCCCATATGACATTACTTTTATATTTGATATTGGGTCGAACTTAAAAATTTTTCCTTCACTCATAAATTTTTTTAATAAAAATGTTACATGGTGCCAACATTCGTCTAAGATACGAGGCTGTCCCCAAGTGCTAGATGAATTAGATAATTTTAAATAGGTTCCAACGGTGGTTGGAAAAGAAGAAGAATCTTGAATTTTAAAACTTAATGGTTCACCTTGAATATCATACCAGCGATGTTGTTTTCTAATAAGATTGCCGTAATTACGAGACACCTCTCTCTTAATCCAATAGTTATCCAATTTAACAGGTACAAAAATGGCCGCATTAGGTTCCGGTTTTTTCCCATCCCATTCTTTAACCTCTTTTCCATTTTTTTGATATATTTTCGCCAATTTTACCATTCTAGCACTACCTTGACTACTTCCACTACTACTTCGACTACTAATTGGACTACTTGGACTACTTGGACTACTTGGACTACTTGGACTACTAGCACTACTTTGTATACTTGGACTACCAAGACTACTAAGACTATGAGACATTGTTATATTAAATGCAGAATAATATTTTTATATAATGAAAAATGTTCTCTGTGATATGTAACTATATATAAAACATCTAACAAACATATTTCTTAAAACTACCAGTATGATATATCGTGTCAATAAATATGGCAAGTAGCATTGGGAATTGCCAAGCCGAAAATATGTGATTGTGTGTATTATTTTTTGAGAATAGAGTAACTACCATAATGTAAAAACTAATAACAAGGCACGCGCAAAGAAGAACTACAAATAATACTTGTATGTTATTTAATTTATTACTAAAAATGGTACGTAACAACATTAGTACAATGTAATTTATAATACGTATATAAAAATATTTCATACTAATAGGAACGGGTTGTGTAATTTCTAATAAATTCATATTGTATTGTAATAAATACAATATGGATATAAAGTCTCTCCCATCACAATATGGGGTGCTATAGAGCGACTATATTCGAACTATTTAAATGCGAAGAGGGGTGGGGAATCCAACGAGGTTGGCGCCGATACCGAAGCCAGCACCGGTTCTTGCAGAAACAGCTAAACTAGGGACGTATACATCCAATATGGCAAAGGTCGCGGCAGCAACCAGAGAAATCAAGGCAATTTCGTCGAATTTGAGAGAACGAGACGGGATTGAGTAAGCGACAATGGCTACGCAAAGACCCTCGATGATATACTTAATAAAACGCTTAAAAAGCTCACTAAAGTCAAGTGTTCCGTACATTATAAATATAATATAGAAAAAAATATTATTTTATTGTTGCTAAATATAATTAACGTAATTAATATTATAAATATTATCAATATTAACAAAAGTTTAACTATTGAAAATAAAATCGAAAAATATTAAAGCGTAAACTAACTTAAAATGATTTGTTAAATATATTTATATATAATACAAAAATGTCTCATCAGAACCAGAATCAGTTGCCAGAGGGTGTAACGCCTAAGTATCTTCCAGATGGGAAAGAGAATCCTAAATATGTCGACCTTCTGGAGGAAGATAAGCCGATTGCCGGACAAAAGTTTGTTTGTTTGTCATTTGTATCTCCAGAACATATTATAAAACAAAAGGAGCATTTTCTTTTCGAGGAATTTATCAAACAATGGGATTTCAAGAAATCGATGGAGAAGTTCACACAATTTCTAAACTTCGTTTCATTTAAGTATTCTATTTCATTTGATAAATTGACCGCCGATTTTCAAGATTTTAATAAAGAGGAGGGAGCTGCTCTTGCTAAGGCATCTACTATTAGCGATGATTATAAGACGTTTATTGACAACAATGAGGAACTATTGGATCAGCAATTTGGCGAACAACATAATTTTCAGACGTCGGTACGTGGTATTAAGGTACGCGGTGTTTTTTCCACACAAGGCGAGGCAGAGCTTCGTTGTAAATTGCTGCGTGAGGTAGACCCTAATCACGATATTTATGTAGGGCAAGTTGGTATGTGGGTTCCTTTTCATCCCGAGGCATACAAAACGGGTCGTGTAGAATATATGGAAGAAACTCTGAATTCACTTATGGCAGATAAAAAGAAAAATGAAGATATGGCGAAACAGGATTTTGATAAACGTGTACGCGAGGCAAAACAGAAGGCAATTGAGGAGAATATGAAGAAGGCAGAAGAGTCAGGTAACAAACTTACACAGACACTTAACGAGAAAGGTGAGCTTGTTGGTGTGGCAAATGTTGCGAATTTCGATGGACTCGATGAAAATTCTACGATGGATGATATTAAAAAGACTATGTTTGAATCAGAAAATGTTGTTTTAGATAAAAAGAGTGACCACGGATTATCCAAACTTACGAGTCATTTTGATAATTAAAAATCCGTAATCCATAATCTATAATCCATAATCTATAATCCATAATCCGTAATCCATAATCCATAATCCATAATCTATAATCCATTTTTAATTTGAAAATGTGGTTATTTTAATTATTTTAATTATTGTAGTTTTTATAATTATTATATGTTATTAAATGATTATTATATGTTATTACAAACATAATATATAATATATAATTAATATATACCCATCATAAGGTTAATTTAACCTCATATATTATATGGTAAAAATAAAACCTACAAAAATATTTTCATTAAAATCTTGGAACATAAAGGCATTTTCTAGCCCGTATAATTTTTTCAAATTTATTTTCGCACTAATAACAATAGTATTGTCTATTATATTAATTTACTTTTTATATAGATGGGCAAATAATGCAATATATATGTATCGTCTTAAAACTAATTTCGATAAGTTACAAGCGATTGGTGTGGATGTTAAAAATTACAATATAATATATCTGAATGAAAACAAGAAAAAACATATAATGAACAACGCCAAGGTCGTCGGAAAAGAAAATAATCGGTTCAAGAATAAAAATGCAATTGGGTATGTTCCTGGAAAATATATTGTTTTAGATATCGATACCAAGGATGGTATAGATAGTGCCGATTTTTTAATAGATAAAGTCCCGAAAGATACTGTAACGGAAAAAACACCTAATGGTTATCATTATTATTTTGAAAATGATACAGGGAATGATATTCAAACATATGTACAGTTAGTAATTAACGATGTAAAATATGCAGTGGACATATTGGGTAAAAATAGTTTAATAACAATGTCGCCTACAAATATAAATGGCAAAGATTATTATTGGATTAATAGTATATTTACACATACGCCGGCAAAATTATCGGAAAATAAATGGTTACTCGAACTTATAAAAGATAATAAACCATTTTCTCGTAAATTTGACAATGTTGATTTAAATTTAAATATAACGGGAGCGTTTATAATAGTTGACAATATAAATATAGAAAGTCAATTTAGATTTATATTCAGCTATTTGAAGAAATATTCTAAAAAAATAAAAATACTGGATGGTGTAATATATAATTATGATGATAATTACTACTATTTTACAAAAACATCGTTTAATAAAATCAAAAAAAAATCATATTTAATTAATGAATTGAAACGCATTGTTGAATTATTGAAGCCGTCATATATAATAGATTTGTCTATTATATACAGTACTTATTTAAAACCATCGAGTATATTACAGCTTTCATCTGCTATTATTCATAAAGATTTCAGTAATTATAAAAATATACAATCAATGGAAGACTATATACAGATAAAAACAATAATCAAAAATACGAAATATTTAACAACAGATACCATTACCATAAATAATTTATCAAACGATAATGTTAAACTCACGATTGATGAGATGTTTAGGAATGACCATAAAGGTAGTGGAGGTAGTGCCGGCAGTGGTCGCAATCATACATATGAAGACAACCAAAGCAACACATTATCCACACAAAATACAAATAAAATATTGCTAGGTTCAGAGAGTATATATTTGGCTATGTTTTTGTCTAATCATTTTAATATACCAGCCATGTGTTTAGGTATTGTTTCTGATACGGACCCAAGAACAGGTAAAATACCGTCAAAGGATATTGATAAACTCACGACAACATTTTTCACCTTGTTTTAAAGTAAGTTGCGCGATGGGTAATGGGCGATGATGCGCTACACCTTTACCATTTATTTTTCTTGACTTGGATTTTAGGTCCTTGTCCTTTACGTTTTACGCTACTTGGATCATATTGCTCCTCTTCGTCATCCGAGTGAATATCTTTGGACATTTCCCAGAATTCTTTAGCGCCCAGTTTAAATGGGCCGTGCGTTTGCGCTTTATACCAAAAAATCTGGTCGTGCAGTTTATTTGATTTCGCATTATTATTTATTACGAGGCATTCGAAATTTTCGGTACACTGGTCCATCACTTGGCAGAAACTTTCAAATGTCGGAAACATACCAGCATAATTCTCATATATTCGTTTGCGATTTCCGATATAAGGTTCGCGTAATATAAATACATAGTCAATATTGGTTCTTAAATTAGGCGGTATACCGAGTGGATACTGCATAGTGATGACGAGCATAACCTTCCAGTGACGACCATTCATAAAAAGAAGACGCATCATCACGTCTTTTGTCCATTTGTTGTCAAAAAGACAGTCATCTAATACGACAAACGTTCGTGGGTCAATTGTGCTGCGTTTATATGTTTCAATTTCTTTTTTCATTTGTTTTAATACAGCTTTCTGACGCTTTAATATATTTTCTATAATTGCGGTATTATAGGCGTCGTGAATAAAAAGTTTAGGAACATGTTCTCCGAAAAAACCGTTTCCGGCTTCTGTTCCTGATATAACAGTACCTATAGGTATATCTTGATGATAATACATTAAATCTTTTACTAAAAAACTTTTACCTGTATCACGTCGCCCGATAAGCACGATAACGGGGCCTTTATTTTCATCAGGTCGAAAACTAATCGAACGCATATCAAACTTTGCTAATTCTAATCCGACACTCATTATTATTACTTGATTCTGATACTTTAATATACTAATATACTAATATATTAATATAAATTAAAAAATACATTTATTATGAACGCATATAATATATTTTTATTAGTTTGAAACATAATAAAAATATGTATTGAATTAAATAATTAAGAGTATGGATATTGGTAATGACGACACTATTTCCTCTTCCGGGAAAGGAACGTTTTCTCTGTATTATAGAAAACACGATAATTCTGGGCTTTTCTCTTCTTTAGAAGAATCCGAGCTTGAAATAAAAAATAGTAAAAATTATATCCCGGTATATGAAAACTATTTTAATTTCAACGATACCAATTATAATTCTATCAATTTAAATCAGCGATATTATGTATCAGCATTATCGGGTATTGTCGATAAAAATAACATTCAGGCTGCCGTCGTAGATAGTTTCAAGAGTGTTCCTGAATCATTAACGATTGCGCATAAACCCATTTTTATTAAATTTTCTCCATTGATTGACCCAATAAAATATATGACAGGAAAATATGATAGTATTACCAGCGAAAGCCCGCGAGGTACCGTAAATAGCGAAGCGTTAAATCTCCCCACTTTTTCTAAACTCGAACATACACACGGCGTCGTTAAGGCAAATGATAGAAACAACTCCGCGTATGTAGATGGTTTTTTTTCTTATTTATCGAGCCAGTTATTGAATCATCACGACTTCGCAAATGGTCTCGACTTCTATGGTTTTTTTAATGCCACTAAAGCGAATTTTTATTATAACGTTATTGACGATATAGACTATTTAGATAAAAATCATTATTTTAATAAACATAGAAATGTTCTCTTTAGCGTAGAAGATACAGATGCATATAGTTTCGAATCTGGTGATAGTAATAGAGAATCTCAAAGTAATAAGAACGGTACTAGAAATGTTAAAAATAAGATTAAAATCGTAAATAATAGTAGTAATGGTGACGGTAATAGTCACGGTAACAGCGATTGTGACGGCAACAGCGGCGACAGCGATGATAGTGACCGTAATAAACAATATATTATTCACGACGATTTTGATTCTGTTTGTAAGGAACTACACGGCGTATTTTGTGTTTCATCGATTGATTCTGTTGTAGATTCTAGTATAACTGATATAAATGCTATAGACTTGGCTACGCTTTGCGATAGTAATGCGGATATTAATAATGATAATCAGGTAATTAGTAAAAGCGAATGTGATAATAACGCCAATATCGAAGAATTTCATATTAATAAAGATATAGATGACACGAGTAGTAGCGATAGTGGAACCGAATCCTGTTCATCGCGTTCTTCTTATACAGACGATGATGATGTTTGTAACGGTACTGCCGATGCTAAAGGCAATATAATTAACGACGTTTATGAAAACGATATTGAGATTGATAGTATAGGTAATAATAGTGGAGGTGGAAGTGACGGTAGCAATAGCGAATGTAGCAAGGGCGATGATAGCGAAGCTAGTGATGATAGTGAAGATAGTGAAGATAGCGATTATGATAGCGAAGACGATGATACGTTATGGGCTACAATACACAATTTCCCCGTATCAGCAATTATGTTGGAGAAATGCGATGATACACTAGACTCACTAATGATGCAAGAAGAAGATATGAAAGATGGTGAATGGAAGTCGGCGCTTATTCAAATTATTATGTCATTAATTGCATACCAGAAAGCGTTCGGATTTACGCACAATGATTTACACACAAATAATGTAATGTTTGTATACACAGAGAAGGAATACATTTATTATTTATATGATAAAAAATATTACCGCGTACCTACATATAATCGTATTTTCAAGATTATCGATTTTGGGCGCGCTATTTACAGATACAAATCAAAGACTATATGTAGTGATAGTTTTAGTATGACAGGTGACGCTGCTACACAATATAACTGCGAACCCTATTTAAATGATAAAAAACCGCGTCTTGACCCCAATTATAGTTTTGATTTGTGTCGTCTCGGGTGTTCTATTTTTGACTATTTTGTGGATAATATTGGCGATGTTACTAAAATTTGTAAAGCAAATCCTATTGCGAAATTAATCGTGGAATGGGTTACTGATGATCAGGGTCGTAATATATTATACAAAACAAACGGCGAGGAGCGTTATCCCGATTTTAAATTATATAAAATGATTGCTCGTAATGTTCATAACCATACACCGCATTCGCAGTTATCAAAGCCGATATTTGCCGCATATGAATTTCCAAAGAAACAAGTAAAACCGAAACATAAGATTATAAATATCGATAAAATACCATCATATATGGTTTGAATAGTAAAGATAGTTTTATGATAAAATGAAAATGTAAAATATAACAGTACTTACATTGTTATATTTTTGAATTGTTATATTTTTGAATTGGTATATTGTTATATTATAACTTAAAACCCGGGAGCACCTGTAAATACATCAGGTTTTTCTCCTAAAATGACAGTGGATTCGCTAAATTGGGTCATTATAAAATGGCCTAAAATATAGGATACAAAAACGATTATAGAATCGCGGAAAATATTCTTCATCGGTTTAGGTTCTGGTTCACCATCTTTATCGATACTGGGTTTTGAGATGAATCTAATTTCGATAAATCTTGCTAAAAGAAAGATACAAGCAACAATCGCGGCAGAGATATATAGATTATCCATTAATGTTTATGTATAATCTATAAAGGAATAATCTATTGATGTTTTTTACGAATAATCAGTAAATCATTACATCCCTCAATCGTTCAAATTTTAATCATCCAATAAAGGGATTTCGTCTATAGTTATATCTACGTCACTATTTCCATCATATTCAGTATCGCTATCATTTGCATCAGACGGGAAAGCATCAACACTTAATTCCACATTATCACCAATTTTCAACCTAACATTGTCTTCGTCGTCATCATAATCGTCGTCACCATTGCTGTCTTCAAAATTATAATCATTGTTATCGTTGTTATCGTTGTCATTGTCATCTTTATTGTCGTTGCTTATTTTTTCAATCTCGATAATTTCGTTATTTTTCATATTAAAGCTTACGCCATTTGACGTAGACGATGAAGACGAAATCGACGACGATGATGCAGCTTTGATTTTCGAAATCGTATTCTTATCTTCTGATGATAAATTATTCGAATCGCTATTTAATGGGTCAGATACACTCCCCGCCACAGGTTCTTCAATAACAGCATTCTGAGAAATTATTTCATCCGTTTCGTGTACTTCCATAACATCTTCCACCGTTTCATTCATATATAGTTTCAATAATTCTTCAACCGGTATATTCTCGCGTATAGTTTGTAAAATACATTCTCTAATAATAATTTCTAAATCTCTTGAATTCTTCTGTGCTTTAAGAGACGTTATACCAATTTCAAAAAGGTATACATTAGTATATATTTTTCGCGCGACATTTGTATATACTTTATGAACAAAATCTTCTAAAACAGGTACATTTACATTTACTTTTTTTTGTTTGGTTCCGACACGCATACAAGATAACATTTTCAATTGTAGAATATGAACACACGTGATTAGATCCGATATATAACTACAGTTGCTTTTCTCCTTAATACGTGAACATTCTTGGGATATAATATTGGGATTCCATTTTGGGACCCTCGAAAGAAAATTTTGAAACGTCATTAGATATTTTGCTTTTTCATCGTTTTCATTACACAACTTCCACGATTCTTCGAAAATAGATTTTACCCCGTCTATAATACAAGGTGTCAATATTGTAATCAATCGTGAACAATATTCATTGCGCGATTCTTGTAAACCATTTATATTAAAGTCGTCCATTTACATAAATGAAATATTTTCTAAAGTGACATCACTACGAAAAAAGAAAAAATTTAATATAAAAAACATTAATATTTTCTCATTTCTAAATTCCTTTCGTATTTTATTAAATGTTATCATAAACTCAAATATTTTACTTTCGTCGCGCATAGACGATGTTTCTATGAATCGAATAATATCTAAACTATTATACCCTTTCTCGTATAATTTCGAGCACAAATCCATAAGCTCATTTAATGTATATTTTTTATCCATTTTTAGTTCGCGCTTAAGTTTAATATTATTTTTTTTTATATTGTCTTCCATATGATACACTGCATTAATAGCGTGCGTGTGTAAGTTTACTATCTTACCATCAATTATGGGCTCGGGTATATATATTTCACAAAATCTCGATAAAATCGGTTTTAATAGTTTATATTTATCTTCCACGATTATGAAAAATCTAGTAGAATGGCTAAATAGTTCGATACATCTTCTTAATGCGGATTGTGCATCTATTGTTAGTTTATCGGCATTTAATAAAATAATAGATTTAAAAAAGTCGCCATCTTTCAGGTTTATATTTGTCTTTGCAAAAAATTTTAATTCTTCGCGGATAAATCGAATGCCTTTACCGTGTGCGCAGTTTACTTCCATTACATAGTTTTTGATTGATTCCTTATCATTGTGGTATATATCCTGTATAAATTGTTTTACAATAGTATTTTTCCCGCAACCCGATACACCATAAAATATAATATTCGGAATTTTTTTTATTTCTATAAAATATTTTAATTTTTGTTTTATGTTGCCGTGTATATCTAAATGTAAATGTTGTGGGTTATTTTTTTCACGTTTATCGTGTTTCTCGGGTGTCTCAGGTGTCTTCATTTCCATTTCCATTTTTATAATTTAGTTACTGTCTGTTTTTATTTAATATTAATAATAATAAATATAATCGTTTATTTAATATTATTTATTTGTTAACTATATGTTAACTATATGTTAACTATATGTTAATCCTTATATAAAGCTAATCACTGATGTTGTATCGTGTTTAACCATCATTTCAATTAGTTTATTAAACGATGTTTTCGGTTCCCATCCTAATATGTTACGAGCCTTTGTTGAATCGCCCAGTAAGACTTCTACTTCTGTTGGGCGATAATATTTTTCATCTATGAAAATAAGTGCTTGGCCTGTTTTCGCATTATAACCAATCTCATTAATGCCGCAGCCCTCCCATTTAATATCGAACCCTCGCATCCCAAACGCGACTTCAATCATTTCGCGTATAGAGTGTGTTTCATCGGTAGAAAGAACATAGTCGTCTGGTTCATCAGCTTGCAGCATACGCCACATACCCTCTACATAATCTTCGGCATTCCCTAAATCTCGCATTGAATCGATATTACCCATAACAAGTCTATCTGTTTCGCCTCTCAAAATTTTACCCAGTCCAAGCGTAATCTTTCTTTCTACAAAATTGTGCCCGCGCCTGACCCCACCGTGATTAAACAGTATTCCATTGCACGCAAAAATGTCATAAGCCTCGCGATAATTTTTAACTATCCAATAAGCGTATAGTTTGGCGACTGCATATGGCGACCTTGGATAAAATGGCGTAGTTTCAGATTGCGGTGTTTCTTGTACTTTACCATATAATTCACTCGTAGATGCTTGATAAAAACGCGCTTTTTTTTCTAGATTATTGTTTCGTATTGCTTCTAATAATTTGAGAGTTCCAAAAGCATCTGTATCGGCTGTATATTCTGGCATTTCAAATGATACTTT